GTGGGTGGTTTTGAAAAGCTGGCTTGCTGGGGTCTTTTCTAACGGGAGGAAAGCTTATGGAAAAAGAAATGCAGTATTATTTGGCTGACGTAAGTGAGCTTATCCCGTATGTGAGAAACGCTCGCACGCACTCTGAGGCGCAAGTATCTCAGATAGCGGCAAGTATTCGCGAGTTTGGTTTTCTCTCCCCAATTCTAGTGGCGGAAGATAATACGATTCTTGCAGGGCACGGCAGGCTTGCCGCGGCATTAAAACTGGGTCTTAAAAAAGTTCCGTGCGTGAAAGAAAACCATTTAACTGAAACGCAAAAGCGTGCTTATATTATTGCGGATAATAAGCTTTCACTTAACGCAGGCTGGGATAGTGAGCTATTAGCAGTCGAGTTGTCGGAGCTTGAAGGAGCTGATTTTAACCTTGATCTTCTCGGGTTTGACGAGGCGGAGCTTTCCGGTATTTTTGATGCTGATAAAGACGTAAACGAAGACGATTTTGATGTTGAAAAAGAGCTTAAAGAACCGTGCTTTTCTAAAACAGGTGACGTATGGATGCTTGGTAAGCATCGTATTATTTGCGGTGATTCAACCGATTCTTCTACGTTTGAAAAACTGCTGGGTGAAACGAAAGTAAATCTTGTTTGCACGGACGCACCTTATTTCGTAAACCTTGAAAACGCGTCAGGGAAAATTAAAAACGATGATTTAAGTGATAAAGAAGGCTACGAGTTTTTAATGAAAGTTTTTACCAACTTCAAAAACTCTATGGCAGCTGACGCGTCTATTTACGAGTTTTACGCAACGATGAAAGCACGTGTTTTCTACGATGCTTTTGAGGACGCGGGCTTTAAGGTGGCAGCAGGTTTAATTTGGAAAAAGCCGAGAGCACCGCTGATGCGAACGGACTGGAAGTTTAATATGGAGCCGATTATTTACGGTTGGCGTAAAGACGGTAAACATAAGTGGTATGGTGATCAGAAACAGACAGCCGTGTTTGAGTTCGATGGGATTAAAAACTCGAAGGAAGAAGGCTGTGGGCATCCTTCAAGTAAGCCCGTGCCGTTAATCGCTTATCTTATTAAACAAAGCACGCAAACAAACAGTGTTGTGTTAGACGGGTTTTTAGGATCAGCGTCCACGCTTATAGCCTGTGAGCAGATTGGCAGAGTTTGTTTTGGAGTGGAGCTTGAACCTAAATTCATTGACGTTGCGGTTAAACGGTATATGAAGTTTCACGAGGATAAAACCAAGGACGTGCTTCTTATACGAGATGGGAAACAGTATAGCTTTAAGCAGGCAATTGAAATGATGAAAGAGGCTGGCGATGAGTAAAACACTTACACTCGCCAGCCTTTTTGATGGCTCGGGCGGTTTTCCTTTAGCGGCTACGCTTACGGGGATTAAACCTTTATGGGCAAGTGAAATTGAGCCGTTTCCTATAAGAGTTACCACTAAAAGATTGCCTTATGTTAAGCATTTAGGTGATGTGTCAAAGATTAACGGTGATGCTGTGGATGCGGTTGATATTATCACGTTTGGAAGTCCATGTCAGGACATGTCGATTGCAGGTAAACGGGCAGGCCTTAGCGGTTCTCGCTCGAACCTGTTTTTTGAAGCGGTTCGGATTATTAAAGAGATGAGGAGGAAAACAGGTGGACAAAAACCAAGATATATCGTTTGGGAGAACGTTCCGGGAGCGTTTTCCTCAAATAAAGGAGAAGACTTCGAGAAAGTTATCAAAGAAATCTGTGCTGTCAAAGGACATTCGTTTAATGCTCCTAGACCTGAAAAATGGAGCAGTGCAGGACTTGTCATGGCAGAAGATTTCTCACTCGCATGGAGGGTACTTGATGCTTCATACTTCGGAGTACCCCAGAGAAGAAAACGTATCTTTCTTGTCGCAGATTTTGATGGACAAAGTGCCGGAAAAATATTATTTGAGCAAGAAAGCATGCCTGGGGATTTTACGGCGAGCGGAAAGCCGTGGCAAGAAACTGCCGGACATTTTGAAACAGGCACTGGTGATGCAATCGAAAGATACTGTTTAAACGATCAGGGCGGAAGCAGAATGGACGTGTTTGAAAACAAAAGCGGCACGCTTACAGCAAGTGTGGGAAACCATCCACCGCTCGTGTTTGAAAATCACGGACATGACTCACGGTATAAAGGACCTCTTAGCGTGTCTCAAACCGTGCTTTCCACGTTTGGAACCGGCGGGAATAATCAGCCTTTTGTGGTTTGTGATAAAACCTGTTTTGACGTTCGTCTAACATCGCTCAACACGAAAAACAAGCGTGCTAAAGTGTATGAAACGAAACTGGCAAGAACAATTAACACAGGGCTAAACTCGCCTGAAGCTAATCAAGGCGGTCTTGCAATCGTGTACTCTACGAGTAAAAACTCGCATCACACGAATGCTCGGGCTGAAATGACAGACACGCTTGTGGCAAGTGACTATAAAGATCCTCCTGTCGTAAACGATATGAATGAGGATAAACACTATGTGGTTAGACGTTTAACACCGAAAGAATGTGCAAGACTGCAGGGTTTTCCTGACTGTTGGTGTGATAGTCTTCAAACGGAAAATCCGAGCGATGAAGAGCTTATCTTTTGGCAGGATGTGTTTGAAACACATCGAAAACTAGTCACGAACGCCTGTAAGCCTAAAAGCAAAAACCAGATAATCAAATGGCTTAAAAATCCTCACACTGATTCAGCGGAATACAAGATGTGGGGCAACGGCGTGGCACTTCCCTGCGTGTATTTCGTTCTCAAAAATATCGCTTATTTTCAGGCGAAAGAAAGCACATAAGACTTGCTATAAACCTTCTTTAGAGTGATGTATATACACAAGGAAAAACCTAAAGGAGGTATTAAAATGAGCTTAGAATATGGTTTAAAAGGTTCTAAAAGAAAACCACTCATACAAGCAATAGAAAACTTAACAGGTCTTAAAGCCGCGTATCTTAAAACACCCAGCATGGCTTACAAGATAGGTCCTTTCACAGTTGATAAAACTGGGACAGTAACATCTGCGGATGATGAAGACCTAAAGGATCTAAAACAAATACTCGAGGGCGATTATGGTATAAGCCTTCCGGAAAACCTGAGTGAAAGCACACGCATGCTTACAGTCGAGTTTCCAAAAGATAAGCTTGATGTGACTAAGCTTAGAAAAATCATCAAAAACAAGTGTGATTTAATCAAAAAAGCACTCGATGTGACAAGTCTTGAAATAGAAGAAAACGATGAAACAGTTAGTTTTCCCTGGTTTAAAGATGTAAGCCAAGATCATATGGATACTTACACGAAGCTTATTTCTGCTCTTTGCAAAATGAGCTTGGAAGTAAAACATGTGAATGAAACTAAGCATAAGCCGGTTAACGATAAGTATGCTTTCAGATGTTTTCTTCTTAGACTCGGGTTTATAGGAGACGAGTTTAAAAAGGATAGAAAGATTTTGCTTTCCCGTTTAGAAGGCTCGTGTGCTTTTAGAAACGAAAGAGGTGAATGATGGGAGCATTAAGTAGAGAACAGGTTGAAAAACTGAGAAAAACTTATCCTAAAGGTTGTGTGGTAGAGCTTATCTTAATGGATGATGTTCAGGCACCTCCTATCGGCACTAAAGGCAGAGTACGAGGTGTTGATGATATGGGTTCAATCATGGTTTCTTGGGAAACAGGAAGCGGGCTAAGTGTTGTTTATGGCGTGGATAAGTGCCGAAAAATTAGCGACTTTTAAGAACAATAATTAGTGGAAATATCAGCGGTTTTATCCCGTTTATTGCTTGATAATATGTGCTTTTAGAGTGATATATAGTATCAGCAAAAGCAAAGAAGCAAAGGAGAAAAACCATGAAAAAAGAAACCTTACAAAGACTTGCAAGCGAAGTTAAAGCCTGCAGACGCTACACGCTAAACGCAATCAAAAAAGCTGAAGAAGGGAAAATTAGTTCGGCTATCAGCATGCTCGACATTGCGCAAACAGCAAAAACCTGCGCCATGCAAGCTCACGAGGAGCTTTGGAAGGTAAGCGAAGGAAAACTAAACGATACGGAGTTTGAACTGTTTGCGGATGCTGAAACCTTGGACAAGGATATTCAAAAAGCCTACCAAGCGATTAAACAGGCAAGAAATTAAAAAGAAAAATTGGTTAAACCTAAAGAAAAATCGTGGAATTACCTGCGATTTTTCTCATTTATGACTTGCTATTAGGTGCTTTTAGAGTGATATATAGTACTAACAAAAAGCACAGAAAAAGGAGCAAAACCATGTGGGAACAAGATACGCTTAAAGTTGAAGATCAGGTTGTAAGCTACAGTATGAAGGTTTTTGAAGAGCCAAGCGAATATGGGATTAACCAGGGTCGAATTTCCAAGCTTACTTTGAAAAACAATAACAAGGTTATCGCAAACTATGATAGAGGCTGGGATATTATGCCAACAGGCAAGCTTGCAAACGAGGCTTTAGAAATGATCCTTGACGCAAGAAACTAAAAACTTTAAGTCTAGTTAAAAGCAGCAGGGCTTTTTAAGGCCCTGTTTCTCGTAGGAAAGATAAGAAATGATGTGGACGCAAGTAAGCGTCTTTTTTTATGCCTAAAGAAAGGAGGAGCTTAAGTTGCAAAAATACGAGGTTACTAAGTTTAAAAAAGAAGATTCAACCTATAGTAAAGAGCTTGCGGATTATGCCGTGAGTTTTATCGAATGTTTAACACACACGAAAGGCACGTGGGCTGGTAAGCCTTTTAAGCTCCTTGACTGGCAGGAGCAGATTATCAGGGACTTGTTTGGCGTGGTGAAACCGAATGGTTACCGTCAGTTTAATACTGCTTATATTGAGATACCTAAGAAAATGGGTAAAAGTGAGCTTGCCGCGGCAGTGGCACTGCTTTTATGCTGTGGGGATAATGAGGAGCGTGCCGAGGTTTATGGTTGTGCGGCGGACCGTCAGCAGGCAACGATCGTGTTTGATGTGGCGGCTGACATGGTTAGAATGTGTCCGGCTCTTAATCGTAGGGTTAAAATTTTAGCTTCGCAAAAACGTATTATTTTCCTACCAACTAACAGTTTCTACCAAGTGTTGTCGGCTGAAGCTTACTCTAAACACGGGTTTAACATTCACGGTGTCGTGTTTGATGAGCTTCACACGCAGCCAAACCGTAAACTTTTTGACGTGATGACTAAAGGCTCCGGGGATGCTCGCATGCAGCCACTGTATTTTCTGATTACCACAGCCGGTACGGATACGCATTCGATCTGCTATGAGACTCATCAGAAAGCAGTGGATATTCTCGAGGGTAGGAAAATTGATCCAACTTTTTACCCAGTGATTTATGGTGCAAAAGATTCGGATGATTGGACTGATCCGAAGGTGTGGAAGAAAGCTAATCCTTCTCTTGGGGTGACGGTTCAAATGGAGAAAGTTAAGGCTGCTTTCGAGTCCGCTCGCCAGAATCCTGGTGAAGAGAATGCTTTCCGTCAGCTTCGTCTTAACCAGTGGGTGAAACAGTCTATTCGTTGGATGCCGATGGAAAAGTGGGATGCTTGCGGTTTTCAGGTGAATGAGGAAGAACTCGAGGGCAGGGTCTGCTATGGGGGTCTTGACCTTTCAAGTACCACTGATCTTACGGCTTTTTCGCTTGTGTTTCCGCCTTTAGATGAGTCGGATAAGTTTCGTATCCTACCATATTTTTGGGTGCCTGAAGAAACCTTGAGTTTGCGTGTGAAACGAGATCACGTGCCGTATGATGTGTGGGAAAAACAAGGGTTTATTAAGACTACGGAAGGAAACGTTGTTCACTATGGGTTTATTGAAAAATTCATCGAAACTTTAGGTGAACGTTTCAATATTCGTGAGATTGTTTTCGACCGTTGGGGCGCGGTGCAAATGGTGCAAAACCTTGAAAACATGGGGTTTACCGTGGTTCCGTTCGGACAAGGATTCAAGGATATGAGTCCGCCTACCAAGGAGCTTATGAAGCTTACACTCGAACAGAAAATCGCACACGCAGGGCATCCGGTGCTTCGCTGGAACATGGACAACATTTTCATCCGCACCGATCCTGCAGGAAACATTAAGGCAGATAAGGAAAAATCAACCGAGAAAATCGACGGTGCTATAGCCACCATTATGGCACTTGACCGTGCTATCAGATGTGGGAATGCAAATACGGAAAGCGTGTATGACGCTCGAGGAATCCTATTCATGTAAGGAGGTGGGTCGTGAATATTTTTAGTAAAATTTTTAAGAGCAGAGATAAGCCTGAAAACAGGATGTTAGGCGGCGGTTATCGTTTCTTAATGGGCGCGTCCTCGTCGGGTAAGAGGGTGAATGAGCGTTCGGCGATGCAGATGACGGCAGTTTACTCGTGTGTGCGTATCCTGTCTGAAGCGGTGGCGAGTCTGCCGCTTCACGTGTATGAGCGGACGAGTACGGGTACGGCTAAAGCGGTTAAACATCCTTTGTATAAGGTGCTTCATGATGAGCCGAATCTTGAAATGACAAGCTTTGTGTTTAGAGAAACATTGATGACGCATCTATTGTTATGGGGTAATGCTTACGCGCAGATTATTCGAAACGGTAAAGGCGAGGTTTTAGGCTTATACCCTTTAATGCCTGA